TTCGAACGTGTTGAGCCAGGAGGGCTTGACAAAGGAAATGATCTAGTGAACGAGATGACTGGCCAGGGGCTAGTCCTCGACGACGTTGCTAACCCGTTTACGGTGCTTTGCGACGAAGTTGAGGACGGATGCTCCCAGAGTCTACGACTAATAAGAAAAATGAAAACACTAGTGAAGTTTTATGAGGGGTTGGGCGTCCCTCGTAGTGATCGTGAAATGCCCCAGCACATTAACTGCGGTGGCCTACGTGCCGCGGTCCGACAATGCTTCTCCGACGAAATAGCTATCGTCTGGGAATTAAGCTTCAAGACTATTCAGAAGATCGAGAAATCTTGCTGCAAAGTCTGTTTGCCTCTTTTCGAAGAGAAGCTTGACCAGTGGAAAGAGGCCAGGTTCCTACCAGTTGCTGTTGACAACGAACATCTCGAGCGATTCAGAATCGCGATGCGCGCCAATGTCGAGAAGGGATGGGACCGAAAACGTTCCCCGTTCATACCTAATGGTCACGCTACCCGGCGTTTCACCAGAAGGGACGGGGGTAATTGGAATGAGGAAGAATTTTCAACCGACTGCCGTACCGAGTTGGTGTTTTCATCTGGTAAACCCAGGGTAGTTACACTATACTCTGCAGAGAACACTCGGCGATTGGCTCCACTCCATTACTCATTATATGAAATGTTAAAAAAGCGAGGGTGGTTGCTCGTCGGAGACCCGACCGAAGAGCACGTCAAGGGCCTTACAGGCGCTTCTCTACTGAGTTTCGATTACTCGTCGGCGACAGACAACATCAAGTCGGCTTACGTAAGAGTTGCAGTTGAGGTCCTTGAGGAAATGGCAGACGTTATTACGGAAGAAGAACACCAGGCATTGCAAGTGCTTGCCAACCTCCGTATAGACGGAAGAGAGACATTTACGGGGCAGCCCATGGGCTCTGTATTGTCTTTTCCTCTTTTGTGCATAATCAACAAGACCGTAGTTGATATGGCACTGACTGCCATGATGGAAAGGAAGGAGATTGGTTTTAAAGAATGGAGTGGACATCCGTTGTTGGTTAACGGCGATGATCTACTAACTCGCGAGGTGCGAACAACCACTAATCTCCGTGGCGAGATTGTCGCTCAAGGAGGCGAGGTCGGGCTAGTTGTCAACCAAGAAAAAACTCTTGTGTCCGATTATCAGGGCGAGATCAACTCTACCCTCTTTGAGCATGGCAAAAAACAAAGGAAATTTAATGCGTCGTCAATGTGGATGGACGCTGATGTTGAAGATGTGCTCGGTTTTGCAGCCGAGGCTACATCTGACGGAAAAACCTTTAGAAAGATAGTACGTCGGAATGTGAATATTCTTGCCAAGCAAGTTGACAAACATCTGACCGAAATACCTCTATCGTTAGTAACCGTCTGCCGTAAGGATCCGAAAATCCGAGCGGCCATCACCAGCTTGCCAGATCGTGTAAAGCGGACTAAAACGGGGGTGATTAGTATGGCTACCAGGCCCGAAAATTACTCCCTTAGTAGGGATGAAGAACACAAGGCAATGAGAGAAGAGATAGAGCGTGTTAGGGAGGCGGGAATAGAAAAGGGGTCCGAAAGGGTTCCAAAGTACAAACCTGTCGTATTACCTGACGCAAAGTCTTTTAACTCGGTCCGGAAACGCAGACAAAAGAACACGGCAGAACTTATGCCGTCGTGTTATGTCCGGTGTTTCGTCGAGAAAGAAAAGAACGAGGGTGTTTTGAGGGAGGTGGCTCCTCTCGAATTGTCGTTGCCCCCCGGCGACGGTAGTCAAGTGAACCGAATGCTTGACAACATCCGCGCGTTTAAACTAACGCGAAATAGCAGTGCATCCCCTGGTACAATTGAAGCTACGGCTGATTTTGTGAGTTTGTGCTGCTAGTACTGCAGCTCACCGAGTTAATACCTCTCGGGCCTTCGGGTGGTGTCTGGAAACAGACGTCAGGTGGTTCTGTGCCGG